TGGCGCTAGAGGTGGCTGCGCGGATGCTGCGTCAGCAGGCGGCGCGCTTGGACGAGCGGAGGGCGCATGGCGCGGATACCGAGTGATGCTCTCGACGCTATCGAGCGCGTGCTGGCCTATCGCGCTCGCGCTGTGGGCGAGCTGCCAGGCTCCGAGGTCTGGCCGACGCGGACTGCGGAGCACCATATCCGCAAGGCGCTCGGGCATGTCTTGGAATGGCAGTCTGGAATCAACTGCGACCACGAGACCGGGGAAGACCCTTTGGCGCACGCAGCGGCGCGGTTGCTCTTTGCTCTAGCTCTCAGAGAGCGGCGGCGGTCGTGACCTGTATCGTGGCGCTCGAGCACGCGGGCGCTGCATGGATCGGCTCGGACTCATTCATGGGGTCGGCCGATGTGCGCGACCAGACCGACCGGCCCAAGTTTTTCGCGCGGGCTGGTATGGCTATCGGGTTCGCCGGAAGCTTTCGCGGAGCGCAGCTCATTGAGCATCGCGTCCAGTTCCGGCCCATCAAAGCCGGCGAGGACGCTCAGCGGTATCTTGTGGTCGAGGTGGCGCGCAAGATCCGCTCGTCCTTCAGTCGCGAGGGCGCAGCTATCCGCACCATCGGCGAGGCGGACTCACACGATGCCGAAATGCTTGTGTGCCTGCAAGGTCAGGTGTGGACGATACAGGATGACTACAGCGTCATCCGATCCGCGCACGGCTTTGCGGCCATCGGCGCGGGCCAGCTATTCGCCCTCGGTGCACTAGCCGCATCGTCTCCAAAGGCTGCACCACGCGCTCGGCTCATGGCTGCATTGCGCGCCGCCGCCAAGCTCAGCCCGCAAGTCTCGGGGCCATTCCACGTCGTGGAGGTCGCGTGAAAAAGAGCCTGACCGTCGAGCAGCTTGCAGAGATGATCGCCGCGTATGCGGCGGCAACCGGAAAGCCGCTAGTTGGCATCAATCGCGATGTGTTCTTTGCCGCGCACGCCGGATACTCCCGCTCGCGCGAGCAAAAGAATATGTGGACGGCGGCAAAGCGGCTCGCGATGCAGTCATCGTCAGTCCCGCTGCCCACGGAGCCGCTGCCTAAAGGACACAAAATCAAGGGAGTCTCGACTTATGTAGACGGCGACGGCCGCGTTGTCGGTCAATGGATCAAGACTGCACAGCAGACCGAATCCGAGCAGGAACTGCTAGCTCGCATATCGGCCCAGGTGCTACGCGACGTCGAGCCGCGATCGTGGCCGATTGCCGCTCCATCGGCTGCGCTGAATAGCGACTTGCTGGCCGTCTATCCGCTGGGCGATCCGCACGTGGGGCTGTTGGCGTGGGCTCCCGAAACGGGAGCGGATTTCAACCTAGGGATCGCCGAGGATGCGTTGACTCTGGCGATGCGTGACCTTGTGCTGCGTGGGCCTAGAGCCGAGCGCGCACTCATCGTCAACCTAGGAGATTTCTTCCACTACGACAATGCCAGCGGGCGCACCACCAAGGGCGAGCACTCACTAGATACCGACAGCCGCGCGCCCAAGGTGCTAGCGGTTGGACTGCGGATCATGGTCGCGCTGGTGGATGCCGCGCTAGAGCACCACGCCTGTGTCGAGGTGGACTGCCGCATCGGCAATCATGACGCGCATACGTCGCTGATGCTGTCGCTGGCTCTTGCGGCGTATTACCGGCACGAGCCACGGGCGCACATCCCTCCGACGCTTAGTCACCGCGCCTACCATGAGCACGGAGCGTGTCTTATCGGCACGACGCACGGCGACCGCGCGCACGGTGAGGATTTGGCGTCCATCATGGCAGCCGAGCAGCCCGAGGCGTGGGGGCGCACGCGGCACCGGTACTGGCTATGCGGGCACGTGCACCACACCCGCCGGCAAGAGTATCGTGGCGTCATCGTGGAGTCGTTCCGCACGCTAGCAGCTCGAGACTCGTGGCACGCTGCACAAGGCTACGTGTCGGGGCGAGATATGCACCGCATCGTCTACCACCGCGCACACGGCGAGTCGTCGCGCGAGGTCGTTAGCGTCGGTGCACTCATAGCGGGTGCGCGATGAAGGCCGCGCTGAGCTTTGATCTGCCCGCCGAGGATGACGATTTCGACGCGGCCATGCGCGGGCATTTGTGGCGCGATGCGATGCGCGAGCTTGACGAGTGGCTGAGGACACGAATCAAGCACGGCGAGCTAAATGACGGCGAGCATCACGCGCTGTCGGACGCGCGCGATATGCTGCGCGACTGTATGCGTGAACGGGGGCTGTCATGGGAGTAGAGCTGCCCGATGGTGATGAGGCGATCTCCACCATCGTCGTCCGTATCGAGAATGGCGATATTGCCGAGCTAGATGAGTGGCAAGGGATCGCACTCATGATGTGGCTCGCGGGCCACAGATGGGAGCTTGCGGAATGCTAGAGCGCGGGATCGTCGTCCATGGACAGGTGCTGGCGCAGACGGATCGTGTGATGCGCGAGGCCGATGCGTGGTGGCGCAATGGCGAGCGCGGGACAATGCCGCGGGGAGGTCTCGTGGCTGACCGGCTGGTGGGCCATTGGACGGCGGGCAATCCGCGCACGGGGCCGACCTCGGGGCGTCGAGTCGTGTCCGCCATGAAGGCGCGCAAGAAGCCTAACGGCGACCCGCTACAGGTGGCGATTCATTTCGTCATCGGTTGGGATGGGCTGATATGGCAGACAGCGGATCTCGGCATCGCGACGGTGCATGTCGGCAACCGACGCATCAACGCCTGCTCTGTCGGCGTCGAGTGTTGCTGGCCTGGCACCGTGGAGAATGCCAAGCGCCTCGGGTGCGAGGTCGAGTCCGTGACTATCGGACAGGCGCGCGGTGTGCGCGTGCGGTGCATGACGCCGTCGCCCGAGATGCTCGAGGCGTGGCGCTGGCTATCGGACGCGCTGGTGGCTGCACATCACCCGGCCGTCATCATCCCTAGACAGCGCGGGACGATGACCAAGCCGGGAGTGATGGAGCATTGCGACGTCGTGGGTACGTCCAAGGTGGACGCGGCCGGCCTACTGGTCGCCGCTGCCGGCGTCATCGGCTAGACGCTGCAGCATCGCCACCTTGCGCCGCAGCGCGGTGATGGTGTCGCACTCGTCAGCAAACCACGCCTCGCCGATCTCGTCGCGCAGCGCGGCCAGCTCGGCTTGGTACCGAAGCCGGTCCTGCTGCTCAAACGAGAGCGCCGTCTCCATGCCGTTGATTGCGCGGGTCAACTCCTCGACCAAGCCTTTGTGCTCGTCGCGCAGCCGCTCGACCTCGGCCCGTAATCCTTCGATTTCGTCCCTGAGATTCTGAATCTCGGCGGCGCTTCGCTCAGCGACTGAGTCTACATCCGCAGGTCCGTGCGCGCCGACCTCTGCGATGAGCACCTGACAAGCTCGACGGGCGCGATGCCGAGCCTCGTCGCGCTCGCGCTCGATTCGCATGAACGCAGCCGTGCTCGTGTGCTCGCGAGCCTCGTCGCGCTCGCTCCGCAGCCGCTCAACCTGTGCCCGCGCTTCGTCGCGCTCGCGCCCCAGCCGCTCGACCTCGGCCCGCACGCAGGCCGCAAGCTCTGCCGTGTGCGCCGGGGCTCCGATGATGCTTGCGACCTCGGCTACCTCATGCCGCCAGCCCTCGGCGGTGGCGCGTTGCGCCTCGCGGCAGCGCGCAAGGTCACGCCGCAGCCGCTCGACCTCGGCCCGCGCCTCGTCGCGCTCCTCCAGCGTCCGCAGTACGTCAGCGAGCCCGCATACATGCTCCTGACCGCGCGCGTGCCGCTGCCGCATGGCCTCGACCCAGCGGGCTTCGTCTTCTCGGTGGGGATCCCAGGTCATCGTGTCGCCTCCGTGCGCTCGATCTCGTGCTCGATTGCGTCGAGCACGCCCGCCGCGATGCGGGCGGCCGCCTCCGCCCTCGCCGCCCACGCCGCCGCCGCCCACGCCGCCGCCTCCGCCGCCGCCTTCGCCGCCCACGCCGCCGCCGCCCACGCCGCCGCCTCCGCCGCCCTCGCCGCCCTCGCCGCCCTCGCCGCCCTCGCCGCCCTCGCCGCCCTCGCCGCCGCCGCCGACGCGCGAGCGCGCTCGGACTCTGGCGCACCGCGCCGCAGCCAGCCGAGGACGCCGTCGATGGCCGCGAGCGTGCTCGCGTGCTCGGGCGAAACATGCGAGCGCGCCTCGCTGACGATGACCATCAGCGCAGCGATCCGCGCACGCTCCCACGCCGCGTCGTCGAGCACGCCCCACCGCCGTGCGAGCGCCGCGTACCGCGCCACGATGCTAGGCCACGCCTCGGCCGATGGCGCGTCGTCCAGCCACGGCGTGAGGTACGCCAGCCACGCAGGCATCACCTCGGCGGGGCACGCCGACGCGGACTCGGCCGCGCCCGCTTCCGGCGACAGCGCCGCCAGTAGGCAGGCGCGGTCGTGGCCCTCCGTCCATGCGCCACGAATCAGCCGCCCCTCGCGGAGCATGGCGTCGAGTCTATCGGTGCGCTCACTCATGCGCTTGCCTCGTCCTCTCGATGGGGATCCCAGGTCATCGTGCCGCCTCCATGCGCTCGATCTCGTGCTCGACGCAATCGAGCACGCCCGCCGCGATGCGGTCGGCCGCCGCCGCCTCCGCCGCCGCCCTCGCCGCCCTCGCCGCCCACGCCGCCGCCCTCGCCGCCCACGCCGCCGCCTCCGCCGACGCCCACGCCGCGTCCGCCGCCGCCGCCGACGCCGCCGCGTCCCCCGCGACCGCCGCCGCGTCCGCCGACGCCGCGTCCGCCGCCATCCGCGCCACTATCCGAGCCGCCCTCGCCGCCGCGTCCGCCGACGCCGCCGCCGCCTCTCGCTCGGATTCGGGCGCACCGCGCCGCAGCCAGCCGAGCACGCCGTAGATGGCCTGGAGCACGCTCGCGTACTCGGGCGCGACATGCGAGCGCGCCTCGGTGACGATGACGACCAGCGCGGCGATCCGCACACGCTCCCAGCCCTCGTCGTCAAGCACGCCCCACCGGCGGGCGAGCGCCGCGTACCGCGCCACGATGCTAGGCCACGCCTGGGTGGACGGCGCGTCATCTAGCCACGGCGTCAGATGCGCCAACCACGGCGGCATGATCTCGGCGGGGCACGCTGCCGCGGACTCGGCCGCGCCAGCCTCGGGCGACAGCGCCGCCAGCAGGCAAGCCCTGTCGTGGCCCTCAGTCCATGCGTGGCGGATGATCCGCCCCTCTCGGAGCATGGCGTCCAGTCTATCGGTGCGCTCGCTCATCGCTCCCTCGCCCTCCACGCGCTCCAGTTGGAGCCGCGTCCTTCGCCGTCGTCGTCCTCGTCTCCGCAGTAGTCGGGCTCGCTCGGCTCGCTGCGCGCTCGTCCAGAGCCGCCGCACGAACGGCAGACCATCGGCGGATCGCCACCTCCCGAGCCGCCGCACGAGGCGCAGTCGTCGCAGGCGCAGCCCTCGTCCTCGTCGTCGTCGTCGTCATCGCTGGCCTTGCGCGGCCACAGTCCTTGCGATTCAAGCCACGCCTGCCCGAGCGCGCACTCGATGGCGTGCTCTGCCGAGTGTCCATGCCGGCCCTCGGTGATGCGCTGGCTTCCGGCGGCGTCGAGCCACACGACCTCGGCCAGATGCCACGACTGCCCGAAAAAATCGGGCCCGGTGAGGCCGACGCGCACGCCAGCGACTGCCATCCGCCACGCGCGACTAAGCGCCACCAAATCCGCTTTGGCATCCATCATCATCATCACACGACCTCCTCGGCATCGACGGTAGAAGTCGCCTCCAACTGACGCAGCCGCAGCTCGGCCGCCTCAGCAGCCGCAGCCAGGGTCGCTCGGTGCTCGGGGCTAAGCTTGCGCCCGATCAGCTTCGCGCGGCCTCGTGCGGCGTCGATGTGCTCGCGCGCGGTGGCGTTTTCCAGGTCGGCTCGGATGGCCTCGATCTCGCGGTCGAGCTGGGACGCGGGCGACTCGGCGGGCAGCGCCGGTGCCGACGTCGCCGCAGCCGGCGCACCCGTCTCGACGCGGACGGCCGGCACATCGCCATCAGTCAGTTCGCCCGAGGTGCTCTCGTATGCCCCGCCCAGCACCTCGGGGCAGAAGGCCCGCATCGCCGCGCTGATACAGCGCGCACGCAGCATGGCCGCGGGGTATTTGCGCCAGTTGTCTTTCCCGCTGACGCCGATGCGCTGAGCGTCCTCCCACGTGAACGCCATCGTCTGCGGCTCGGTATCGCCGGGAACGGTCACGGCCAGTCGAGCCACCTTGTCAGTCGTCTCGACCCACCGCGTCTTGACGCCTCGAGCGCGCGCCCGACTCAGCATGTACTCGGCCGACATCGTGGGCTTGCCCTCGACAATGTGGAGGCTCCGCATCGCCTCCATCGGCCCGATGCCCAGCTCCAAGCCGGTCAGGATCACCGCCGCGATTGCGTGCGGCTTCCCGGTCAGGTGGCGCGGCACGAATCCCTCGGCCTTCGCCAGCGTGTCCGCCAGCCGCATCATGTCCGCCAAGCCGTCGATCTTGATTGCGCCGCTAAGCGCGAGACTATCACTTGCCATCACTAGCCTCCTTCTTCTGTCGCTTTTTGGTTGTCTTCGTGGGCTGCTCCGCAGCCATCGCCTTCAGCGCCTCAACGCGCTGCCATCCCACCGCCGTCGCCTCACGAATCCGCTCGATGATGGCATCGTCGCGCTCGACTACCCATCCGACGAGTGCACCTCGGTCCGACTGACGCCACGACGCCCAGCCGGGAGCATACAGCAGGATCGACCCCCCCGCGCCCGTAACCGCGCACTCGGCCTGCACTTGCCAGCACCATTCGCGGTCGGGGCGCGTCCTGTCGCCTCGGACGTCGGTCTTGATCTGGACATTGACCAGCTCCCCGCCGATGCGACACCACGCATCCGGCGTACAGGACAGATGCGGCGCGTGCCGATCCACCAGCGGCAGCCATTCGCGCGGCACCGCCGAGGCGTGCTCGATGACCGGCCACGTGCCGCGTGCGCCGCCGTTCCACGCTTCGACTACCTCTAGCTCCGCAGCCGTGCCTCGAGCTGCCGCCGAGCCCGCGCGCTTGCGCCGACGCAGCCCCGCCTTGATCGACAGCAGGGACTCCGACAGCTCCACCACGTACCCCGGCGCGTCGTCGTCGGGCGACTCCCAGCCCAGCGCATACAGCAGCGCCGGCACCTCGGACGCACCGAAGGTGAGCGACCGCCGCGCGTGCCACGCATCCGTGGGCGTAGCCTCGGACGGACCCTGCCATGCGTGCAGGCCGGCGAAGTCGATCGCGTCACTCATGCTGCGCCTCATACTGCCTCAGCAGCTCGACGCCAGCCGCGTCGGTGGGCGGCCAGGGGTCGCAGTCGTCCATGTCCTGCTCATGCACTTCGCACACCGCCCAGCCCGTGCCGGCGCAGTAGTAGCACCGCGCCTCGAGGCGCTCGCCGCACGAGCTGCCAGGCATCGCTCCCATATCGTGTCCGCCCTCGCCGTCGCAGTACGGACACGCCTCGACGGCCACATGCTCGACGTCATCCACGGGCGGCTCCCTCGGCGATGACTGCCCGCAGCTCGGCCCCGAGCATCCTCAGCACAGCGCGCCGCGCATCCAGCGCCGCCGAGTAGTCCGGCCGCTGGGCGATGGCATCCGCGCACCGCTGCGCCGTCAGCTCCTCGAGCGTCGCAAGCCGCACATCGCGCAGACACCGCCCCGCGAGCTTCATGCAGTAGCCAGAGGCGCGCGATGGGTATGCGGTCTCGAAAAGCGCGGCAAGCCGCGCGACTCGTGCCAAGTTGCTTGTGGTTTCCATGCCGCAACCATGCCGCATTGACGGCTTGGCGTCAAGCCGAAAAAAAAGTTTGACGTCAAAGAGCATCCGCGCTAGGGTCCGCCGCATGAAGACCACCACCAAGATTCAAGCTCGGCTCACCCCCGAGCTACGTCGTCGGCTGAGGCGCGCTTGCGCGGACGCTGACATCACCATCCAGCAGGCCGTCGAGGCTGCGCTGGTAGCATGGCTGGCTAGCCGGGAGGCGTCATGACCGATAAGCGCAATACCTTGGAACTGGTGGAGGAGCACGAGCGCCTCAAATTTGAGCTTCCCGACGCTCAAGAGGATCGGCGGATCGTCACGCGAAAGGGCCGCATCCTCGCCGACGGGAGCCGCACCGCCGCGCCGCCGCGGATACGGCTCACCGTCTACCTAGAGCCCGACCTCGGCCGCCGCCTGGACGTCTACGCCGCCAGTCACGGGCGGGAGCGGAGCGGGGTGCTCGGCGAGGCGCTCGCCGCCTGGCTGGCTAGCCGGGAGGCGTCGTCGTGAGGCGCGCGATCGGCTGGCTCATGCTTGACGCCGCGCTCGTCGGGCTCGTCATCGGCGCCGTCGTCGGCACCACTATCGTCGGCGGCATCGTCGGCCTCGCGCAGCGGGTGACGCCATGAGCTTCGACTTCAACCAGAAGCACCTGTCGTGTCCAAGCTGCAAGCGAGTCGGCGGCTTGGGGTGGGATTTGCAGGAGCGTTATTCGCTAACGCTGCAGAATGGCGAGAAGGCTTGTTTCACAGAGCGTGTGTTGTTCTGTTGCCTTTGCGGCACGTACGTAGGCCCGATGGCGCTGTTCCCGCATCGATCCACGGAAGCGCATTTTATCGTCGATGTGCGGCATCCTGTTTCGGATGGCGTTTCCGAGCCGCTGCCGGCGGATCTGCTCGCGGACGCTCCTGCGGAGCCCGTCGAGGCGGACGCGCGGGCCGAAGCTGAGCGACAGCAGCGACAGTACACGCTCGACGCCGAGTGGATCGCCGACCGCTGGGATTCCATGCGCGACGACGAGGATCTGCTGGTCAGCATGGGCGCGCTGCGGGTGTTCTTGCGCGACCGACTCTATGATGCGCTGTCCGAGCCGCTGGTCACGCCGAGCGACGACAGCCCGAGCGATGGCCCGAGCGATAGCGAGGAGGACGAATGACCCGCCTCGATCACCCCGACGTTGAGCGCCGCACGTGGCGCGATGCCGTCGCCGAGTCAGTCGTCGCGTGCGCGCTGGTGGCCTGCGTTGGCCTCGTGCCGCTATTGTGGCAACCGTCAGCGTCGGCGGACGCGGACGAAACCGCAGCCGTCATGCTGGCCCGCACCTGTGTCTCCGAGCGCGGATGGGCAGTCGAGAGCGACGACTGCGCCGCTATCGCCGAGGTCGTGCGCTTGCGGATGCGCCGCACCGGGGAGTCGTGGGTCGAGGCGCTGGGTGAACTCAGCCCGCGACTGCACGGTGATGCGCCGATCAACCGGCCGTGGCTGCGCGGACTGACCGACGAGGATCCGCCTCGAGGCTGGCGGGAGGCTCGGTGGGACCGCTATCGGGACGCTTGGCTGGCTACGCTGGCCGAGGCGCGCGAGCTGGTTGAATCCGAGCGGGCTGTCTGCGAGGAGCCGCCGACGTCATGGGGCTCGGCAGACGATGTGCGTCGGCGCGCAGCTCGAGGCGCACGCTGGGTCGAGGTGGACTGCGGATCGACGCGCAACCGCTTCGGGAGGTGGGTTCGGTGAAGCTCGCCGGAATCGACCCGCTTCCGTCGGAACCAGTGATGCGCGCTCGAGCGTCGAGCGCCTGGTACACGCCTCGACATGCTGCGGCCGTCCTAGGGCGCATGGCTGAGTGCGCATGGCTGAGCGCACCTGGGGCGTGCGGGGCGCGTCCGTGGCGCGTCCTAGAGCCCGCCGCGGGCACAGGGGCGCTCCTCGAGGCGCTGGCCGAGGACGGTCTTGCTTCGCCAGAGACCGCCGTCGATGCCGTCGAGCTTGACGAGCGCGTGGCGTCCTCGCTATCCGCGCGACCTTGGCCGATGGATGTCCGCGTCGAATGCGCGGACTACCTCGCGCGGCCTGCGCCGGCGCGGCCATACGATCTCGCGATCATGAACCCGCCATACGAGGGAGGGCTGGACAGCCTCTTCATGTCGAAGGCCATGGACGAAAGCCTGCGGGTCATCGCTTTGGTCAGGCTGGCGCTGCTTGAGAGCCAGCGGAGCTATCAGCGCATCTGGTCGCGCATCGGCAGCTCGGAGGGCTGGCGTATGGTCGAAATGCGGCCCTTCGTTCAGCGCCCGCTCTTCATCTCGCCGGGAATGAAATCGTCGCACGGGAAGACGGCATTCATGGCGATCAAACTGTCACGAGTTTCAGACGCAACAAACACGCACATCAACTGGTATCAGGAGGAATGAAGATGGCAATGGAAGGCATGAATCGGGTGCAGCTCATCGGGAACATCGGCCGCGACTTGGAGTTGCGTAAGACCAAGAGCGGATCGGCGGTGCTCAAGCTCAGCATCGCCACGACCGAGCGGCAGAAGAAGGGCGAGGAGTGGGTCGATCACACCGAGTGGCACACGGCCGTCCTGTGGGGCAAGCGGGCCGAAGTCATCGCGGGCATCGCTTCCAAGGGCACGCGCGTGTTCCTCGAGGGCAACCTGCGGACGAATAGCTGGGAGAAAGACGGCACCAAGCGGTACACGACCGAAATCTCGGTGACGTCGATTCACATCATGGGCGGACGTCCTGGCGGCCAGCAGTCGATGCCGGCCACGCAACCGGCCAGCTCGGCGCGCTCTTCGCGCAACGATGAGCCCGAGCATGGCTGGGACGACGTCCCGTTCTGATCGCGTCATCCATTGGCGCGAGGGCATGAATCGCTCTGCATGTGGGTTGACGACTGAGCGACACACTCGGTCTCGGCCCACATGCGGGCTATGCCTGCGATGGCTGCGTCGTAGCGGCCACGAGGTCGAGCCTAGGCAACCATCTCCGCTCGACTGGCTACGCATCGCGATGGTGCTGGATCGGTGGCGAGCGCGCTACTACAACGCGCGATTCCGCGTGCCATCGAAGTCCGCGTGGCGCCAGATGGCGATGGTGCTGGACGAATGGAGGGAGCGGCATGTGGACTCAAAAGCCCCACGCATGGGTGCGTCGTGGGACTACATCCATCGGTGATCCGCTCATCGAATGCGAGCGATGCTACATCCGGCGCGGCTGGCCTGGTGAGTCGTCGCCGTGTGAATCGGTGCTGAAATCGGCCTCAGAGTATCGAGCCGAATGGCGCGAAAAATCGCGCAAGCGATACGAAAGGAAACGCAAGTGAAGCGACACGACTGGAACCCATCAGGACGAGACTCGGACGGCAACCGACTACAGCGATGCCGCGTATGCGGGATGCTGGACTCGTGGGCTGGCGCAAAGCTCACGTGCGGCGGACTGGCCTATCAGGCCGCTCGTCACTCGGGCACGGCCAAGCGCAAGCGGCAGCGCGAGCTGAAGGCAAGGTACCCGTGGCTGTGAGCCCGTATGCGCGCCGACACGCTGACTGGCGCATCGAGGACGGCATCGCGCGCTGCCAGCGGTGCTACGTGCCGCGTGACTCCGTGGCTGTCAGCTATCCATGCGGCTCGGGCTTCGCGATGGAGGCGCAAGCTCAGGTCGAGGAGCACCACGGCCGGCACGTGACCGCAGCCGTGTGGCGCGCTCGAGCAGCGTGCACGCGAGGTCGTCGATGACTAGAGCCAGCAAGTCTAAATCGCCAAAGCAACCGGATCGGTTGCGTTCGATTGCGGACGGTGGTATGCCTGAGCCTATGCAGACTATCGTGATTCGTATGCCGCCAGACATGCGCCGAGCGCTAAAGGAGAAGGCCGTCGCGATGCGAAACGAGCACGGGCTGAGGGTCACGGAAAGCGACGTCATCCGCATCGCGCTGACTCGGTATCTGAGCGAGGCCGGCAAGTGAGGATTCGGACCATCAAGCCCGAGTGGTTGAGTTCGCAGAAGTTGGCGAGTTCATCAGACGCCGCTCGCGTGTTGTCAGTCGCGCTCATACTCATGTCCGATGACTACGGAAGGGGCCGTGGTTCTCTCGCTGAGATTGCCATGCAGGTATGGCGCTATGACATGACTCGCGACGATGGAGCGAAAGCTCGCGAGACACTCGCGAAAGTTCGCGAGACTCTCGAAGAACTTTCCGCAACGGGTTTCGTGCGCGTCTATCAAGTCAATGGAGACGACTTCTTTGAGCTTCCTGGGTGGGCATCGCACCAGCGGGTAGATAAGCCTGGAAAGTCAAAGATTCCGGAGAGTTATCAGGATCACAAGAATATTCGCGAGACTGTCGCGAAAAATACCGTCACCCTCGCGACGGATCAGGGATCAGGGATCAGGGATCAGGGACAGGACCAAGGAGAGGATCGGGGAGAGGGCGCTTCTGCTTCTGCTGCGTCGGACGCGGATGCTGCCGCCAAGGCCGAGGAGGAGGCTGCCAAACGCGCCGCTACCCTCCGGTACCGCAAGCTCGTCACGCTGGGATGGAAGACGGCTAGCGATGCAATGAAGGCAAGCGGGCATGGGGGTAGCTGGCTGATGACGAACGAACAGCATGAGTGTTGGCCTATGCTAGCCGAATGGGCCTTACGCACCGAGCGTGCGAGAGCGGCTATCGGGCAGACTGTATCTGCCGAGGACGCGATTGGTGAGGCGGTGCAGGAGTGGGTATCTAGCGGCTTCGCAACCGGCAGCGGGTGGAATCCAGAAAACTTTTGTAAAAACCCCGACAGGTACTTCCTGAAAGACGGGATCAAGGCTCGCGAGGCATGGGAGAAGCGGGCGGGCCTCAAATGACGATGCCGACCTTCGATGAGCAGCTCGAGCTGTCGGCGCTGTCGCTGTGCCTGGACCTGCCCGAGTTTTTGTATACGGGGCCGAGCACGGACCAGTTCGCGGTGCACCACATCCGCACGGCTCACGCCACGCTGTGTGAGATGCGCCGACGCGGGGATCGCATCGATGACATCACGCTTCGCGATGAGCTGATGCGTCGAGGTGTCTCCCAGGCTGCGGGGCTGGCGTTGCTGCAAGCGGCTCGAGAATCCCCCAAGCGCGGGCAAGCCAGCGTGGTGTCGATGATGCGGAAGCTTTATGAGCGCCGCACCGTGGCCGAGCTGGCAGCGCAAGGGCAGGCACAAGCCATCGAGGGAAACCTCGATGAAGCTCGAGCCTTGCTCGCCAAGGCGGCGTTCTCCGAGACCGGGGATCTGCGAGCGTACACGCTGGCCGATGCGATGGAGGCGGCGGCGGTTGTGTGGGATCAAGCGGAGCGCAGCCGTGCCGGCGAAGGCCGATCGAAGTTCGTTCCGCTTGGCCTGTGCCCGACGATAGACTCGCTGGTGATGGTGGGTCCCGGCGACACGGTGATCATCGGCGCGGAAACTTCCGTGGGCAAATCCTCCTCGACGATGACATGCCTGCTGAAGCATCAGCAAAAGAAGATTCATGCGGGCCTAGTGACGGTGGAAGATCCTCGAGAGGATTGGGGAGCGAAAGCCGCTGGCTACTACGGCAAGATCGACACGCAGCCGTTCTGGTCAGGACAAGTTGCGGGGCTGCATCAGGTGGCTAGCAGCATCGCCGAGGCGGCAAAAGAGGTGCAATACGTCCGCATCGTCGATGTTCCTTCCGGAGCATTGTCGGACGTACTGCGAGCCATGACAGCGCTCGTGAAAAGCCACGGTGCACGCATCCTGTTCGTGGATTATCTGCAGGCCATCCGTGCGCCTGAGTCGCTGGCTACGGCCAGCACGAAGGCTCAGACGGATCACGTGTACCAAACGCTGCAGGCGACCGCGCGCATGCTCGAGGTGCCGCTGGTTATCACGAGCCAGCTCAGCCGCGGCGACAGCGAGCACGGTGCAGAGCCGAGCATCAAGCGGCTCAAGGAATCAGGCAACCTGGAGAACGGCGCTCAGATTGTTCTGATGCTGTGGTGCGAGGACGAGGAGAACACCATCATCTGCGGCAAGGCAGCGAAGATGAAGCGCGTGCGTAGCCGTCCCAGGTGGTCGATGCGGCGCGGCAATGGAGGCGTGCTGGTGGAGCTTGAGGGCTACCAGGTGCCACCGCAGAAGCGTGCGGGCCGTGGGCGAGACTAAGCCCATCGGCATCGGCCTAGAGGCTACCCAGCTCGACCATGGCGTCAGAGCGATTCGATGCGACGGCCGCGTCATCGGCTACCTGTTTTACACGTGGGCGAGCCCGAGCTTGCGCTCGTGGTGCGACGAGGTCGGGATAGACTGCCGAGATGTTCGCCGATTCGCAGACGATGTGTTCGGCATGGAGCCGCCTGCGCCGCTGTTGCCGCACGAAACTACTGAGCCGTGGGAGGCTCCGCATCGGACAGACATGGAGAGCGCCGAGCTGCTAGAGCGTGTCGAGTGTCAGCTCAGAAGCTTGGAATGAGAAAGGCTACGAAACGTGGATCGCCGCCCATGCCGGTTGACGAACCGGCGCACCGCAGTCCGCTCGTGATGTTGAGTCGCGAGGCTGTCATCCTCGAGGTGGCCGGCTACCCGCCGTGGCTGGCCGAGCGTGTCGAGCGCATCGGCATCGCGGACGGCGGCGCGTTCGCGCGGATCTACCTAAGACGGGTGACGTCATGAGCATCATCGGATTCACGGTACACGGACCTCCCGTTCCCAAAGGCCGACCACGGCTGACACGCGGAGGCCATGCGTTCACGCCAGGACGGACCAAGGCATACGAGCGCCGCGTTGCGCTGATGGCCCTACAGGCCGTCTGCTGGCTACCAGAAGGCCGCCCGTCATGGCCGACCGAAGCGTGGTACTCGGTGTGCCTGGACATCCACACGCCCGACCGGCGTATCCCCGATGTGGACAACGTCGCAAAAGCCATCATCGACGGCGCACAAGGCGTGCTGTGGGAAAACGACCGGCGCGTGATCCGAATCATCGCCGAGCTGAAAACCGTGTGCAGCGTCGAGCCGAGGGTCGATGTGTCCGTGGCGGTCATCGATGCGCCGACGGGATGGGAGCACCAGCGTAGCCGCCAACGTCGGTCCCGAGGTACACTAGAACATGGCTAAGACGACGACGCCTAAGACGACTAACGTGCGAACCCGACCGGGTGTATCCGAGGAGACCTTGGCCGCATTCGTGGCGCTGTGCGAGCGCCACACGATGCGCTCCGCGTGGGCGAGGTTGCGTGAAGCCGGACACATCGTCTCGTGGGATGCCATCGAGAACGCCTGCCGTAAAAGCCCCGAGTGGGACGAGCGCCGCAAGGCCGCGACGGCGCTGCGTGTGGCTCGTCTAGAGAGCCAGCTCGAGGAGCTGCCCATGCGCCTTGCGGACGGCACGCTGTCGGAGCGCGGGTACGCCGTCGAGCACACCCGCATCGCGTGGACGCTCGGCAAGGTGGCTCGCGAGGACTACGGCGACCGTCGAGCCGTCGAGACGTCGGGACCCAACGGCGGCCCCGTAGAGGTGTCCACGAAGGCCGAGGTCGTGCGCTACGAGCTGCGTGTGCCTGTGAGCCCGATGCTCCTCGAGGACGACGAGAGTGGGCCTTCGGATGACAGTAGTGACCCATGACGCGCCCCCATCCCCCACCCGACGTATCGGGCCACGGAGAGCAGACGCCCTCGGTGAGATGGGTGGCTCTTAGCCCGTCGAAGGTGGTCCAGGCTGGACGTCCCGCATCGACCTCCCTACTCGCCGCCTCGCCCGTGCCCGATATGTGGGCCGTGGTGCTCGAGGCTGTCGCCCGTCCCAAGGAGGCGATCCAGGGGAGGGGTGCCGGCCGCTGGTGGCCGGGTAGAGTCGGGAGCCATGTGCTCGGCTAGTCTCCTGCCGAGCGCACGCATACCCTAGCACGGACAACGCACGGACAACCGCAATGCCAGAGATCATCCAGCTAGCACCCCAGCCAGGCCCGCAGGAGGCCTTTATGAGCACGCCTGCGGACGTAGCTATATACGGAGGTGCGGCAGGGTCGGGGAAAGCCCTGGCCTTGGATACGCCGATCCCGACGCCTGATGGGTGGAAGACAATGGGCGAGCTGGTAGTCGGCGACAGCCTGTATGGAGCCGACGGGTCGGTGATTCGTGTCGCCGAGGCTCATGGCGTCAGGCTGAACCACCGCTGCTTTCGGGTGCAGTTTGATGACGGCGAAACCATCGTGGCCGATGCGGAGCATCTGTGGCGCACCACAACCGCAGCGGAGCGGATGCAGGCTCTACGGCACACCGAGGAATGGCGCGCGAACCGTCGCGAGCGGCGAAAGAGCCGAGCTACCGGCAAGCGGTCGCAAGCGTTCACGGATGCCATCACGCAGCGAAATCGCGCGATGACGCCTAGCACCACAGACGCGCGGACGCCTCCGCTCAGGACTACTCTGCAGCTCGCTGAGTCGTGCCATGTGCGCGGCGTCCGGAGCAATCATGCCGTCGAGTTGTGCGGCCCGCTGGTGGGCGATTCCACGGCGCTGATGTTGGATCCGTATCTTCTCGGAGTGTGGCTCGGCGACGGGACGTCGGTTGCTGGCGCGGTGACGTCTGCCGATCCGGAGATACCAGCGGCCTTTGCGGCGTGCGGGTTTGACGTCGTGAAGTACAAGGCAAAGTACCTGTACGGCATCCACGGGCTGTTGCCGATGCTCAAGGCGCTCGGCGTCTACGACAACAAGCACATCCCGCGCGAGTATCTGAGAGCATCGGAGGGCCAACGCCTTGCGTTGCTGCAAGGGCTGATGGATACGGACGGCTCGTGCTCTAAGACAGGACGGGTTGCTTTTGAGGTCACTAGCCAGACGCTGGCCCAGGACGTCCTCGAGCTTATCCGCAGCCTTGGCATGAAGGCATCGATGCGCGATGGTGATGCCACGTTGAATGGGCGCGTGGTTTCTCGGCGGTATCGAATCTGTTGGACAACCACAACGCCGGTCTTCCGACTCGCGCGCAAGCTCGAGCGGCTGAAGTCCGATAGGATGACTAGGAGCCGACGCTACATCGTGTCGTGCGTCGAGGTGCCGTCCGTGCCTGTCCGGTGCATCACCGTGACGGCCGAAGATGGCATGTTCCTGGCTGGCCGTGGAATGGTGCCCACGCACAACAGCTTTTCGGTCCTGCTGTGGCTGGCATCGCTGGTACATCTCAAGGGCTTCTCTGCCGTCGTCTTTCGCCGCACCTCGACTGAGCTAACCGGCGGCGGCTCAATATGGGAGGAATCACAAGCCATCTTCCGCCCGCTCGGCGGCGTGCCTCGTCAGTCACCAACGCTCGACTGGCGCTTCCCGTCGGGTGCACTCGTGGAGTTCCGCCATCTGCAGCACGAGTGGGACGTCCACGCTCATCAGTCGAAGCAGTATGGGTGCATTGTCTTTGAGGAAGTGACGCAGTTTGAGGAGTCGCAGTTCTGGTATTTGCTGAGCCGAGCGCGTACCAAGGCGCGAGTGCGGGCTCATATCCGCGCTACCTGCAACCCCGACCCCGATAGCTTCGTGCGCCGGCTGGTGGACTGGTGGATCGGTCCCGATGGTCTGCCGATACAGTCACGCTCGGGCCGACTGCGGTGGTTCGTCCGTGAGCGTGACGACCTGTATTGGTACGACACGAAGGCCCAGGCGGAGCTAGAGCATCCCGGCCGCACGCCGTTGTCGCTGACGTTCGTCTCGGCCCGCCTCGAGGACAATCGCCTCGGTGACCCCAGCTATCGCGAGCGTCTGGAAGCCCTGCCCCACGTCGAGCGTGAGAGGTTGTTGGGCCGCAACTGGAACATCCGCAAAGAGGCCGGCACCATCTTGCGGCGCGAGTGGTTCCGGCTGGTGGACTCGCCGCCGAGCCCACCGCTGCGTTCGGTACGCGGATGGGACAAGGCAGCCAGCGCGGGCGGCGACTGGACCCGCGGAGCGCGATGGTGCGACCTGGGGCCGGGCGTCGGTCACTACCTGGCTGACATGGTGTCGGTGCGCGGCACGCCAGGCGAGGTGTTCCGCACGATGCGTTCGACTGCTGACGCGGATGGCCTGACGACGCGCGTGGCTATCTGGCAGGATCCTGGTCAAGCCGGCCTTGTGGACGTCGACGCCACGCGGCGCGAGCTGTCCGGCTATGCCGTCGATGTGCATCGGGCATCCTCAAGCAAGGTCGAGTACGCCGAGCAATGGGCCGTGCTGGCCGAGCGCGGAGCCAAGGGCGAGGGGCCGCCCGTGTACGTACAACGCGCGCCGTGGAACGAAGCCTTCTTTGCCGAGTGTGATGCTTTCCCCAAGGGGCCACACGACGACCAGATTGACGCTATCTCGTGCGCCCATCAGTCGATGAAGGTTGAAGCGCCGTCGATGTATCGTCCGCTGCATATGCCGCGGCGAGGAGGGTTGTTCTGATGTGGACTGACAAGAAGTTGATGCGGCACGAGGTGGATGTGTACTCGCTGCGGCTCATGGATGGTGAGCGCGTGGTGGCCTATGTCGAGGGCGTCGAGGGCGGGCGCTGGTACGCTCGGCATTGGCCGACTGGCAAGCTCATCGGCGAGGCTGCCAGTCAGTCCGAGGCGATGACGCTTGCGGAAAGTTGTTGCCCAGCTACGACAACACCGGTATGAGGAGCAACAAGGAAACCACGCTATGAAAGACAAGCCGGATATCCTGGTCCTGTGCGACGTCGATGGAGTCTTGACCGATGGTCGAGTGGACGTATCCGACGACGGCACCGAGACGCTGCGGTTCCACAAGCGCGATGGGTGGTTGCTTCGCGACGCCGCCGAGCACGGTATCGAGGTCGTGCTGATCACCGACGATCCGACGCCGGGGTGCGCCGCGCACCGCGCGAGCAAGCTCGGGCTCGCGCTGCGCCTAGGCGGCAAGCCAGAGGCCGTGCGTCACTACCGCGCCCTCGGGTATCGCGTAGTGTTTATCGGCGACAGCGTGGCCGACCTGGAAGCCATGCGCGAGGCAGACGAAGCGTGGCGGCCCATCGACGCCATGATCGAAGAGGGTCAGTGCACGAGCCGCCGTGGTGGCGATGGCGTGCTGCATGAGGTGCTGAGTGTGCTGATTGCTCGCGCATCCGCTCATCAGGAGCAGCCATGAAGACTATCGCCATCGTGCCGTGTAAGGCCAAGTCCGAGCGCCTGCCGTTCAAGAACACGAAGCGCGTCGGCGGGGCCACGCTGGTCGAGCGCGCGGTGCATGTGTGCGACAGGGCGGATCTCGTCGTGCTGGCTACCGACAGCGCGGAGATCGCCGAGGCCGGCATGCGGATGGCCGAGAAAGTCGGCGTGCGCGCGGTGCACCTAGAGCTAGACGCCGAGCTGGCCGGCAAGCGCACGCAGCTCGAGGACGTCATCGCTGCCGCCATCGAGCGGTGGCCTGGTGACCGGTACCTGCTGATCCAGCCCACGAGCCCGCTGCGTCGTCGGCGGCATGTGGCCTCGTGCCTGGCGCTGCTAGAGCAGACGGGGTGTGACTCGGTAGTGAGCGTCCACCAAGTCACCAAAGACGTCTATTTTGCGGGCGACCTCGAGGAGCGGACAGGGCGGTTCACTCCGTGGAGAATGTCCGGTGCGGGATTGGCCGATGCGGCCTTCGGTTTTTGGTACGGAGCCACCGCATCCTGCTTTCTCGACGCATCGCTAGTCGGACAACGCCGGTTCACCTCAGAGCTAGACAAGCTCGTGTCCGAGAACGGCGCGGTGTACGCATGGACGCACGCGCATTGGCAGCGCACGGGCTCGCGCATGGGCGGCGA